GGCTTGTCGATGAAGGCGTGTCTAGCTCAAGCGTATGGTGATATCAAAGACCGCACTGGACGTATGGTTGATGGTGTGTTCGTTAAGGATGTTTAATGAATATGTATTGGGTACTGGTATGGTAGACACAAACAGAAAAAATAAATGGGGTGTTGATCGCTTTGATCTTGAGCAAGCCATGATGAATGTAGCTATGACGCAAGACGACATAGTGCTACTGTCAGAAACGGCTTACGAAAAGGATTGGTCTCAAGACAAGACGATGAATGCATGGATTGGATTATCAATTCTGCTTGAAGCAAGAACGTTGAAACAGGAGGAAATTTATAGTAAACTATTGATGTTAGATCAGTACAGATCTACAGAAGAGTCATAAGTTTTTCTTATGACCTCATTAAAAACTTTCATTGTAACTTTCACAACGTAGCAACTAAGCTACACAGACAATCTAACTTAAGGAGACTTTCCATGATTGCAACTGGTACAGCTAACTGGGCAAAAGTATTGCCTCACCAGATGGTAACTAACGATCAGTATCGTGAATACAACTACTGGTCAATTGATCTTGAAGTAAGTGATGAAGAGAAGGCACGATTGCTCGCTGCTAATATCAAGCCTTACAAAGATTCAAACACTTTCAAGTTCTTGTTGAAAGAGAAGACTGCTAAAGGTGCTGAGAATCAACCACCACAGATCGTAGATGCGGCGAAACGCCCGTGGTCTAATGGTGAGATTGGTAACGGCTCTAAAGTGAACGTATCTTTCTTCACTTACGAGCACCAAGCTACCCCAATGCACGGTCTCGGTAAGCAGCTCAAAGCTATCCAAGTTATTGAGCACGTACCGTACGCAGGTGGTGGTTCAACAGTAGGCGTTGATGAGTTCGACGCTACTGAAGGTGGTACTGAAGAGTTCTAGCCTCCTAAGCTGACTTCCTTAGCATGAAGTGAAACTGCTAGTCCTCCTCTTATCCTGAGCACGATTTAAAACTGCTCTTTTTTAACCCACTAATGTAGGTAACAACATGATTACTAAGCGTAATGGTTCCAGACATTGGAACAGTAAACTCACCGAAGATGACATCTCAACTATCTTCGCAGTTCATAAAGAATATCTCAAAGCACGACGCACTCTGCATCTGCACTCTCCCCAAGCCTTTGCCGAATCTATCGGTAAAAGAAACCACGACTTCTACTACGACGTGGTCAACGGTAAGCATCGTCCACGTATGTCAGAGAAGACAAAGCAATTGATCTTAGACAATGAAGCTAAGCGTATTCAATTACGTAAGGACTTCCGTGCTCTCGCTCCAGAGAACATGGCACCTAAGTTCGAGATCTCGCCACAGCACTGGCGTGACATTGTTAATGGTAAGTACTGGCAGTACTCGGGAGAAGAAGAATAATGCAGGACCACAACCAATCTAATTTCGCCAAGACTGGACAACCATGTCCTGACTGTGGCTCATCAGACGCACTCGCTATCAATCAAGATGGCAGTACTAAATGTTTTTCTTGTGGGAAATTCTCACCAACTGGAGGCGACAACATCGTGCCTATCAACACAGCACCGGTAACTAAACCAACAAAAGGAATCAATATGGATGGTATGTTTGGACCTCTACCAGATCGTAAGATCTCAGAAGCTACCGCTCGCTTGTACGGTACACAAGTTCGATACAATCCAGATGGCACTGTAGCCCAACACTTCTACGCGTACTATAAAGATGGATCGTTAGTCGCTAAGAAGATTCGTAACGTACAAGAGAAGTCTTTCTTTGCTGAAGGTAACATTCGCAACACTGAGCTGTTCGGTCAGAATAAATTCCAACGTGGTAAGTTCATCACCATCACTGAAGGTGAGTGCGATGCGATGGCAGCGTACGAATTACTCGGTAGTAAGTATCCAGTAGTAAGTGTTATCAATGGTGCGGCATCAGCAGTAGGTGATGTTAAAAAGAATCTAGCTTACTTCGATACCTTCGACACAGTTATCATTGCTTTTGATAATGACAAGCCGGGTCAAGATGCAGCTAAGAAAGTAGCTGAATTGTTTGCACCTAACAAAGCTAAGATCTGTACCTTCGCTACGTACAAAGATGCTAACGAGTACTTGAAGAACAACAAGCGTGAAGCATTCATGAATGAGTGGTGGGCTGCTAAGACATTCACACCAGAAGGTATTCTTGTTGGTGCTGATATGTGGGACGTTATCTCTAAAGAAGATGAGCGTGTTAGCGTACCGTATCCTTATGAAGGACTAAACAAATTTACTTACGGCTTCCGTGAGAATGAATTAGTTACCATTACTTCTGGTTCTGGTATGGGTAAGTCAACGTTTGTTAAAGAGCTTGAGTACCACATGCTGCAAGCAACAGAAGATAACATTGGCTTACTACACTACGAAGAAGATGCTAAGCGTACTGGTCTCGGTCTTATGTCTATCGAAGCTAACCGTCGCTTGTACGTACCGGATGAGTGTAAGGACGTAACACCCGAGCAGAAGTTTGACTTCTTCAAACGCACACTTGGTAGTGGGCGTGTGTTCTTACACGATCACTTCGGTTCAACTAATGAAGATAACTTAATCAATAAGGTACGCTTCATGGTTAAAGCTTACGACGTTAAGTGGGTGATCATTGACCACCTATCAATCGTTGTCTCTGGTATGGAAGGTGACAATGAGCGGCAGCTTATCGATAGACTCATGACTAAGCTACGCACACTGGTTCACGAGACTGGTGTTGGTATGTTCTTGATCTCTCACTTGCGTCGTCCCTCTGGTGATCGTGGTCACGAGCAGGGTGCAGAAGTATCACTGTCACAACTACGTGGCTCACACTCTATCGCTCAGCTATCTGACATGGTGTTTAGTTTGGAGCGTGATCAACAGCACGAAGATGAAGAGGTACGTGCTATCTCTAAGCTACGTGTGTTGAAGAATCGTTACGTTGGTGAGACTGGTATTGCTTGCTACTTAAAGTATGATAAGACTACTGGTCGCATGTACGAGACTGACGATCCACACACTGAGATTAATGACACTGATGAGGATGAATTCTAATGCAAGAAGTACAAGTAAAAGATAAGACAATACTAAACAGTATTGAGAAGGCACGTGAGATGGGTAAGCTACGTAACTCAATCACTGGTGGTGAAGGTAACGTTGCAGGATTCATCGGTGAGTTCTTAGTACACGACATCATCGGTGGTGAGATCGACAACACGTACGAGTACGACATTGTACTGCCAGATGGTACTAAGGTAGACGTGAAGACAACACGTACTTCCGTAACACCAAAGGAAGATTACGAGTGTAATGTTTCTGGTATTAACACACGACAAGATACTGACATGTACGTGTTTGTTCGTGTAGTATCAGGCACGTACGAGAAGGGTTGGGTACTCGGTTACATGCCTAAGCAAGAGTTCTTCGAGAAGGCTATGTTCAATAAGAAAGGTACTAAGCGTGAAGGCTCAAGCTTTGTGTACAAGTCAGACACGTACAGCATGATGATTAAAGATCTAAAACCAATTGAGGAGTTAGCAAGTGAGGACGTTGGTTGTTGATTTAGAAGCAGATGGACTTAACCCAACGGTTATCCATGTCGCTATCGTTAAAGACTTAGCTGATGGTAAACACTATGAGTTCTACAAAGACGATGCTACTGCTTTCTCTTCTCTGGTTAGAGATAGCAAGCTTATCCTTCATAACGGGATTGGTTTCGATTTACCTGTTCTAAAAAGACTATGGGGTTACGAGCATACAGGTGAGGTAGTAGATACTTTAGTTCTATCTCGCTTATGTAACCCATCACGTGAAGGTGGTCACTCACTTAAACAGTGGGGTGAGACACTGGGGTTTCCCAAAGGAGATTATGATGACTGGTCAAGACTTACTCCAGAAATGGTGGAGTATTGTAAAAGAGATACCGATGTTACCGCACAAGTGTATCGTGTATTGCAGAATGAAAGTTCTGGATTTTCAGATCAAGCGATTGCTCTTGAGCATAGAGTCGCGGAGATCATCCAAACGCAACAAGAAAACGGATGGGTAGTTAACGAACGGGATGCCCACCTGTTACTCGCTAGACTGCAACAACGTCGTCAAGAGATTGAAGATGAAGTTCGGACTACATTTATTCCCGTACCGAAGTTTGATAAGGAGATAAATCTTGTCTACAAAAAGAACGGCGACATTAATAGTCGCAATCTCACTTGGCTTAGTGGTTGGTCTGACATTGTGGGCGGTGACTTTAGTCGCATCCGATGGGAAGAGTTCAATCTCGGATCAAGAAAACAAATTGCAGAGCGACTCATCGGTCTCGGTTGGAAGCCAACCAAGTACACCGACAAAGGCTCAGTAATCGTTGACGAGACAGTACTCGGTAGTGTTGAAGGTATTCCTGAATGCTCTCTCATTGCTGAGTACTTCTTAGTCCAGAAGCGTGAGGCTATGTTAGATAACATCATTAAGAAAGTAGAAGCAGACGGACGTGTGCATGGCTACGTTAATACTAATGGTGCTGTTACTGGACGTATGACACACAGCAATCCTAATCTAGCTCAGATCCCGGCAGGTTACTCACCTTACGGTAAAGAGTTTAGATCAATCTTTACTGTAGCTTCTGGCTACAAACTAGTAGGTTGTGATGCTAGTGGCTTAGAGCTACGTATGCTTGCACACTACATGAACGATGGGAAGTACACACATGAATTACTTAATGGAGACATTCACACAGCAAACCAACGGGCTGCTCGATTGGATACAAGAGATCAAGCCAAGACTTTCATCTACGCATTCCTATACGGAGCAGGAGACGCGAAGATTGGAACGGTTGTTGGGGGCACTGCAAATGATGGAAAGAAACTTAAGCAGCGATTCCTTAGAAATACTCCGAGCTTGGCAGTGTTGCGAGAACGAGTCTCAACAGCAGCAGCAAGAGGATACTTACGCGGACTCGACGGCAGACATCTTTGGATAAGGTCAGCACACGCTGCACTAAATACTCTGCTACAATCTGCCGGTGCTATCGTGATGAAGCAAGCACTAACTATTCTTGATGATGATGCTAAGCAAGTAGGTATCAAGTACAAGTTTGTTGGTAACATACACGACGAGTTCCAAACAGAAGTAGAAGAAGCACGTGCTGACGAGTTCGGTAAGCTCGCTGTCAAAGCAATTCAGAAAGCAGGTGATCATTTCCACTTGCGTTGTGCGTTAGATGGGGAGTATTCTGTAGGTTCTAACTGGTCAGAGACACACTGATATGCCTTTCTACCAATACAGATGTAACGACTGTAACAAGTCATTCGACGCGATGCGTAAGATGGATGAGCGTAATGATCCCATCGCCTGTAAGCATTGTGAAAGTAACAACACAACGAAAGAAGTAACCACCAACAAGACTATGTTCCAATTGAAAGGGGACAAATGGCGTAAGGGTGAATCATTCCGTCGTTGGGGAGACGATACCTACTCATGAGTGAGAAGACATTAGACACGTTAGTACAGGATATGTACGACGTGTTAGAGAAAGCAGTTAATGGTGAGGGTATTCAGTTCTCTGATGCTGAGCTAGAGACACTCGGACACGACATCATCGAAGTCATCCGTGATTGGGGTAAGCCAAGAGATCAGAAGACTGGCTTACGTATGAGTAATGTGGGTCATCCAAACCGTAAGCTTTGGTACGACATTAATCATGATCTAAAAGAACAAAGCTTCAAGCCTTCTGATGCTATGAAGTTCTTGTTCGGTCATATCATAGAAGAGCTAGTGTTGTTCTTTGTACGTAAAGCAGGACACAAAGTAGAGAATGAACAGAAAGAAGTAAATGTTTTTGGTGTGCTCGGACACATGGACTGTACTATTGATGGTCAAGTTGTTGACGTTAAGTCAGCATCACCATTTGCTTTTACTAAGTTCGTTACTGGTAAGGTATCTCAAGACGATCCATTCGGTTACATGTCACAGATCGCAGGGTACGAACACGCAATGGGTACTGATGGTGGTGGTTTTCTAGTTATGAACAAAGTGACTGGCGAGCTAACACTATTCCAACCAGACTTCACTGACCTGCCGAATATCGAAGATCGTATCAACACAGTACGTGAAGAGATTGAGAAAGACACACCGCCTGATTATTGTTATCCGTTAGTTGAAATGGATAACGGTAATAAGAAACTATCACGTGACTGTATCTTCTGCTCTCATAAGATTGAGTGTTATGAAGATATCGGCATCCGTGCATTCCAATACTCTAACGGTATTGAGTATTTAGTTGGCGAGATTAAGAAACTACCAAGAGTAGAGGAGATAATGTTATGAATGGTAAACAAGCAAAAGCAATTCGTCGTCGTGCTAAACAGATGATGGTTGAGTGGTACAAGAACATGCTACCAGAAGAAGAACAAGATAAAGTAACAGTGGATACTGTACTTGATCAGATCCCACAACACACTGTAAAGAACATGGGTACTGTTAGTTATTCTGCTTACTCTTTAGACTGGTTCATCAAAGCAGAGAAGCTGAAGTACTATGCCGCGTCGTAAATTCCGTAGTGGTTTCGAGAGAGACATAGCCGCTAAGCTGAAGGGATGGCAGTACGAAGGACTGAAAGTTCCGTACATCGTCAAAAGAAATTACATCCCTGACTTCGTGTACAACAGCTATCTCATTGAATGTAAAGGATACTTCCGAGTGGGCGACACAAAGAAGTACACATCCATCCGAGATTCCGTTGACGATTATGAGCTAGTGTTTATACTGTATAATCCAGACACTAAAATCCGTAAGGGTGCTAAGATGTCTATGTCGCAGTGGTGCGAGAAGGAAGGCTTCAAGTGGTACACCATTGATAATATTAAAGAAATGAAGAAGGACTTAAAGTAATGTCTAACTCAGAAGAGGAAGTGGTGTACGAATACGTAGACTCAGAAGAGGTTGAGGGATTCTCAGATAGATTTAAATCAGATCACGTGTACATATCATTCGGTATGTCGTCCGAGAATAAACCCGCAATAGAGATCATCGATCTAACAGAAGAAGGATCTGCCGCTGAGCAGATTTTCTTACCTATAGCCCACGCTTTTGTTGACCACGTGTTGAACAACATCACAGACGCACAGCGTATGGGTATCCAAATCATGACGGAGTTAGATGACAATGCAACAGAACATTAATCCACAGCACTATCGCAGCGGTGGTATCCAACCTATCGAGTACATCGATGCTAACAAGCTCGGTTACTATGAAGGTAACATCCTTAAGTACATCACTCGTTACAAGATGAAGAATGGTATTGAGGATTTACAGAAAGCTAAGTGGTACTTAGAAAGATTAATTGATAATACAATAGTTCAGTCAGTGGAAGAGGACACAGAATGAAAATTAAAATTGATTACTCACGTGATCAGAACTTCAGTGAGCAAGCACTAAAACTACTCCAAGATTATTACTTGAAGGGAGATGAGAAGAGTCCACAAGAAGCATTCGCTCGTACTGCTTTAGCTTATTGCGGTGGTGACTACGAGTTTGCTCAACGCATCTACGACTACGCTAGTAAGCGTTGGTTTATGTTCGCTTCTCCAGTGCTGTCTAACGCACCGGCAGAAGGAGAAGAAGTAAAAGGTCTACCGATCTCTTGCTTCTTAACTTACATCGGTGACAATCTAAATGAATTGATCGGACACAACAGTGAAGTAGCATGGCTATCTGTTAAGGGTGGTGGTGTTGGCGGTCACTGGTCTGATGTTCGTGGTATCTCTGAGAAGGCTCCGGGTCCTATCCCCTTCATGAAGGTAGTTGATTCTGGTATGCAAGCTTGGAAGCAGGGCAAGACACGTAAAGGTTCTTATGCTGCTTACTTAGATATCTCTCATCCAGATATCGTAGAGTTTATGAACATCAAAGTACCGACTGGTGGTGACATTAATCGTAAATGCTTTAACTTATTCAATGCTGTTAATGTAACCGACGCATTCATGGAGGCTGTAGAGAATGACGGAGACTGGGAACTCATCGATCCAAACGATGGAAGCGTCAGAGATACACTCAAAGCTCGAAGCCTTTGGCAACGCTTACTTGAGGCTCGGTTTAGAACTGGCTCACCTTACATCCACTTTATCGACGAGTCCAATCGCCAACTCCCAGAGGCACAGCGAGCACTTGGCTTGCGAGTTAGAGGAAGTAACTTGTGCAGTGAGATTACTCTCCCAACAAATGAAGAACGCACAGCAGTATGTTGTCTCTCAAGTGTCAACGTCGAACTCTTTGACGAGTGGTCCGACACCCCTATGGTTAGAGACCTTATCCGATTCTTGGACAACGTACTTAGTCACTTTATTACTCACGCACCAGATGAAATTTCAAAAGCAAGATACTCAGCAGAGCGTGAGCGATCAATCGGATTGGGAGCTATGGGCTTTCACGGATATCTACAACGTAACGGTATAGCATGGGAAGGTTTAAGTGCTAAGTTTGCAAATGAAAAACTATTCTCGCACATTCATACGGAAGCTCTCCGAGCTACGCTTGATCTTGGCAAAGCATTGGGCGAAGCTCCCGACATGGTTGGAACAGGTAGGCGCAACGCTCATCTTATTGCCATTGCTCCTAATGCTAACAGTAGTATTATTTGTGGGTGTTCCCCTTCTGTTGAGCCTATTAAGTCTAATGCTTATACCCATCGCACTCGTGCGGGTGCTCATCTTGTTACGAATCCCTACCTCAAAGCTTTGCTCCAATCGAAAGATAAGGACACCAAAGACGTATGGAAGTCGATTGTTGCAGAACAGGGGTCAGTCCAACATCTCGACTTTCTCGACGAAGAAGAGAAGTATGTTTTCAAAACGGCGTACGAGATAGATCAGGGTTGGGTAGTAGAACATGCAGGTCAACGACAGAAGTATGTGTGTCAGGCACAGTCAGTTAATCTGTTCTTCCCTGCCGGTTCACCCCGCTCTTACGTTAACTCTGTACACTTGCGAGCATGGAAGAGTAAACTAAAGAGCTTGTACTATCTGCGTACTGATGCAGGTTTCCAAGCAGATAAAGTGGGTCTTGCTGTTGAGCGTGTAGCTTTAGCAGACGCAGAAGAATGTGTAGCATGTCACGGTTGAGGAGAGACTAATGCCATTACTAGAAGAATCTAAAACGTATAAACCATTCCAATACGCATGGGCAGTGGAAGCTGCCATTGACCATGAGAAGATTCATTGGGGTGAGTGGGAAGCTAAGCTACAAGAAGATGTATCTCAGTGGCAGAGCGGTAAGCTATCTACACAAGAGAAGCACCACATCACACAAGTACTGAAACTATTTACTCAGTCTGATGTCGCTGTTGGTCGTAACTATCTTGAGTTCTACATCCCTAAGTTTAAGAACAATGAGATCAGGGCTATGCTCTCTTCTTTTGCTAACCGTGAGTTTGTACATCAACGTGCTTATGCTTTGTTGAATGACACACTCGGTTTTCCAGAAGAGGAGTTCTCTGCTTTCTTAGAATACAAAGTCATGCGTGACAAAGTAGACTTCATGGGTGACATCGATACGCACTCACATGTTGGCACTGCTTTAGCTATCGCTCGCTCTGTTATGAATGAAGGTATGTCTCTGTTCTCTGCTTTCATTATGCTGCTTAACTACCAACGCTACGGTAAGATGAAAGGCATGTGTGAGATTGTTGAGTGGTCTATCCGTGACGAGACTATGCACACTGAAGGTATGGTTAAACTGTTCCGTGCATTCTGTGATGAACATTCTAAGATTATTAATGATGACTTTAAGAAACAGATCTACGACATGTTCCGCATGGGTGTAGCACTAGAAGATAAAGTAATCGATAACGCATTTG